ACCGCGAAGCGAGCGGAGGATTTTTCCGGGAATAAGCAGGCGGTTCCGGTGAAGGTCGCGCAAGGGAGCGAGCGGAACGGAAAGACGCCGACGGCGGAGAGGGACGGAAGGAACAAACCGTCGGGCACGATGAGTTCGTCGGCACAGATAGGCACACAGATTCCGGAAAGGAATGAGACGGGTTGCCTGCGTGCCGCGGATTCGTTGACGACGAGCGAGATTTTGTCTGCGGCGAAGGCAATCCAAGGCAAGCTTCCGATCATGCTTGCCGACATTTCCTTTCTTCGGGAAGAATACACGGCAAGCAAACGCCCGGAGACGAGGAGGTGGAAACACGTCAGCACGGCAGTCATTCTTCGACTTGGTGCCGAGCGTGCGCACGATTGCATCAGGGAGCTTCGCCGGCCGGAAAATCTTTTAGAGGAAATCCGGAATCGTTTCGAGAAAGCACGGGGACGCGAGTTGGAAGCAAACGGAGCGAAGCTCGCGTCGGCCGGGTCGTTCCGGGTCGATTCCCGCACCCCGCACCCCTGCCGGGAAGGAAAAGCAAACGAAGAAAGCAAACGGACGCGCGGCGTCGGCGAAAGGGGGAATGCGATGAAGTCCCGCCCGTTCCTTTTGTCGTTTGTTTCGTTTGGGAAAAAACAAACGAAAGCCGCAGAACGCCGTATCGAAGCGGATTCGCGGCGCGGTTTGTCCTTTTGTCGTTTCTCGCCTCGCGCGTGCGCAATGTGCGCGTGCGTGCGCGCGTATATAAGAGAAATTTTCCTTTTAAGAGGAAGTTTTAATTTTTTTACTTTTTCCGAAAAAAAGGACAAAAGGACAAAAAACCACAGCGAGTGCAGAATTGAAACGGATTCCCGCATTGTCCTTTCTCAAAAATCAAACGAAAACAAAGGACAAAAGGACAAGAGAGAGCTTAAAGGCTACGGCTTAAAGATTAAAGAAGCGACGGGAACGGTTCTTGTTTGGCTTTGTGCGGGAATGTTCGGGCTTCTTTTTTGGGGCGCACTTTTCGCGTGCTGGCAGTTAGGAGCGACGCTATGAGAACGTTAAGTGAAAACGAACTGCGCGGACTCATGAGCCACGTTCCGCAATATGAGGACTACGCAACATGGCTGAAGGTAATCGCGGGAACGCTGGAGCTTGTCGGCGGGAACGAAGCTTTGGCGGAAAGCCTTTTAAACGAATGGCAGGCGGAGAATCGCTCCGGGCTTTATCGGCAAAAGCTCCGGAGTTTCCGCGGCGGATCGCACGGAGCGGGCTGGCTCGTAAACGAGGCGAAGCGCGGCGGCTGGGAATGGCCGAAACAAGTGATTAAAGATGAAAGATTGAAGGTTAAAGATACGGTTACGAAGCCGCTCACGATTCGGAGCTCGCTCCCTAAATTCTATTGCGACGGCGCGTTTTTTTCAGCCGAAAACGAAAACGGTTTTCCGCTGACGATTTGGGTTCCGGCGGAATACGTCGGAGAGCTTAACGCCGGCGACGTGGTGATTTGCCACGGACGCGGGACGAAGCGCGAGCTAAACCGCGGCGGCGTAGAGTGGACGTTTTGGTCTAAAAAAGTAGAAAAAGCGGGTTCCGCGAATTAATAGGATTTTTTTAAAGATGGAAAAAGAAATACCGGAAGCGAGAACGGGCGAAATAACGCTTTCGCAGATGCGCGCCGAAGGCGGCAAGACGGTTTGGAAGTGCGAGCGGCGAAGCTTGGCGAGCGTGCTTCACGGCATAAAATCGGGAACATGGAAAAAGGCGATTGAGAGCTTGCGGGCGATTAAAGACGCGGAAGCGCGGCGACGGGCGAAGCCGTTTAGACAGCCGCGGCTGGACGTGTTCGGAATTTACGCAGACGGAGCACGCGAAGATGAAATCGTAGCTCGGAGCGATTATTTCGTTTGCGACTACGACGGGAAAGACAACCCGGGAGCGGACTGGGATGCGATTAAGGACGTGATGGCGGCTTGCCCGTGGACGGCGGCGGTATTCCGGAGCGCGAGCGGGAACGGGCTGAAATGGATAGTCCGCTACGATGTTCCGGAGACGGACGAGCACGGAGAGCGCAAGCCCCGTGAAAATGACTTGGTCGCGTTTACGCGATTGAATCAATTTATTACGGGCATTTTTCCGGCGTTAAAAGTGGACGCGCAAACGTCGGCGCGACGGCATACATTTGTGAGCTACGATCCGGAGGCGTATATTGCGCCGTTTTTGGAAACGGTCAAAAAATTCGCTCCGCTCGAAGAGCCCGGAGAAAAAGGACACAAATGCCGGCTACCGACGGAGCAGCTTTTGAGGATTTACAAACCGATTTTGGAAACGGTTTGGAGCACGGGAAAAGACTACGCGGAGCGCTTAGGTGCGGGGCGGGATATTCCGACGCGCACGGAATCGCAGGCATTCGCGCTTTTTTCGACGAAAGGATTTCCGAAAAGCCGCAAGGAGGAACTCCTCTTACACATTCGGCAAACTCGGCATTTGAGCTCGATATACGAGAGCCGAGTCGGTTATCGGAGCGGGATTTTCCGCGATCGCGAAACCGGTGAAAAATTCGCGATTAAATACGGGCCGAAGTGGATTGACGGCGACGAAGGTGCGTTCCCGACGATCACGACCCTCCTGAACGCGAGAGTTAACGACCCGCGAAACCCGGAGCAGATTCAGATTTTTATAAAACTTTTACAAAATTGCCGGCGGCGGATTCGCGAGATGCTTGACGCGCACGATGCCGGCGAGCGCGTTTACAATCAGACGAGAGCGCCGATGGCGTGTCTGATGGGAAGCCCGGCGATAGGGAAGTCGAAACTGTTCGAGACGCTGATTCGACCGATTTTGGGCGGGCGGGATTTCGACGCAAAAAAGTTTTTCACGAGCGACGACCGGTTCACGGGCGGGCTGGAGTTTAACGAAATCATGCTGATTGACGACCTGAGCTCAAAAGCGGTGACGAAGTTTAACAGAACGGCGATGACGGAGCGCGGGAAGTCACTGTATTCGTCGGTAACAGCGGCGGAATCGAAGTTTCGGGACGAGACCACGCTGAAAGATTCGTGCCACGTGGCATTTCAGCTGTTCAATCCGGAAACGATTGAATCGACGCCGATTTACGCGGCGAGCCCGGATAAATTTGTTTTCTTCAACATCGACCGCTACGCTGATTTACCGTGCAAGACGGCGAAAGAATGGGAAGCGTTTAATCGAGCGATAGAGCGGGAACTTGACGCGTTTGCGTATTTTGTTGACGGATACACGCTCCCGCCGGAAAGGACATCCAAAATGACACCGGCGGAGCAACGCAACGAGATGCCTTTTTTCTGTCATCCGGCGTGCGCGGAGCTTTTGAGTGAAAACGATCCCGCGCAAAATCTTCTCGACGAAATCGACGCGCACGTCGAAAAGCAAAACGACGCTCCGAATTTCTACTTCTACGGCGTTCCCGGCGACACGATTCACAAAGCGCAAGATCTCGTCGCCAAGCTACGAACACAGCTTTCGGCAAAAAGTATCGGGCGCATTCTAAGACAACTCGCGGAGCGCCCGGAAACGAAACACCGCATTCAACCCGTTTACGGAAACGGAAACAGCGGCAAGATTCGAGGTTGGAAAATCTTCCCGCCGCCAAGCACAGCACATACGGAAGACGAACAGACATGAGAACGACACCGGAAGATTTAAACGCCATCGCTGACTTCATCGCGGCGCGCGAAGGCGCGGGAAGGCACAGGCACGAACTCCGGCTTCGTTCCCTCGCTAAGGAATTAGAGGAACTGAACGAGCTACAAAGCGACAGAGACTTACTCCACAATCTTCGCTCCGAAAACGACTGGCTCAATAAAAGACTCAACGATTACGCAGCAAAAAACCACGAGCTCGAAAAGCTCACGCGACACCTACGCCGCCAACTCTTTGAAGCACTCCAAGCAAGCGAAAATCATGGCTTACGAAAATCTTAACCTGCTCCCCGACGAGAGCGAAGACTTCCGCGATACGCTCGACAACAGAAAGCCGTTGTCGGCATCGGCATCTCTCATTGATCCTCGCAAGGGGTATCGATTGCCGCAAAACCAAGAAGCCTATTTGATTTTGGAAATCATCACGACAAACAAGACAGACAAGGCGATAGCTCGCAAGTTCGGGATAAGCCGACAAAGTGTTTCGGCGCGGAGACAGCGAATCCGGGAAACACTTAAGCGAATGCCGCAACCGCTCATCCTTTACCGCAAAAACGGAGAATTATTCTTCAAATGAAGAAAGGAATCTATTTAACGAACCGCGAGCGGCGTTTGCGGGGCGCATTGCGACGCGTTTTTGAGCATAGCGAAAAAAACGCGAGTGGACACACTTCGCGGGAACGGAGGCGCGCATGAACGGCGGGAACGTGTCTGAAATTTTGCGGGAGATTACGGTTCCGCCGGCGACGATTTCTCCGGTGGATTGGGCGGAGCAGTTTGTTGCCGAAATTCCGTATTCTCCGATTCCGGGCGGTTTTCGCGCGAGCAATTCACCGATGATTGCGCCTGTCATGGAGGCGATAACGAATGCGCGGATTAAGCTTGTTTGCGTCGTTGCCTGCGTGCAGAGCGGGAAATCACTTGCGCCGGAACTTAGCCTTGCCTACATCATAGCGAATGCGCCCGGTCCGACGTTGTGGCTTGACGTTACGGACGATTCGGCAAAAGGCAAAAGCGAAAACCGATTGCGTCCGCTCTTTGAAAACTGTGCGCCCGTAAAAGCTCTTTTCAATGATGACAAGAACAAGATGCGCAACGCGACGATGATTTTTAAAAACGGCATGACGCTTTGGATCGTCGGCGCGAACAATCGTCGCAACCTGCAAAGCCGCTCCATTCGCTACGTTTTCGGGGACGAAACGTGGCTTTGGGAGCGAGGGCGCATGGCGGAAGCAGAAGCACGAACGACGGCGTTCAAGCGCGGCAAATGCGTGTTTTTCTCTCAAGCGGGAATCAGCGGCGATGACACCGACGCGAAATTCCTTTCAACGACGCAAGGCGAATGGACTTTCTCTTGCCCGCAATGCGGGAAACGACAAGCATTCGAGTGGGAGAATCTGCATTGGGACGGGAACGCCAAAAACGAGCAAACCCGTGAATGGAATCTGGAACGCGTGCGAAGCACGGCGGTTTTGACGTGTCCGCACTGCGGGAACGTGTTTGAAAATACGGACGCGGAGCGTCGCCGACTTAACGCCTCCGGAAAATTTGTTTCGCAAAACCCGTCTGCCTCGCGGGAACACCTCGGGTTTCATTGGAACGCACTGGCGACAATGGACTGGGGCGCGCTCGCGGTTCAATTTTTGGAAGCAAAAGCAATCGCCCGGCGCGGAGACATTTCGAAGCTTCAAACGTTTTTCCAGCAACGCCTCGCCATTGCATGGAAAGAGGATGTCGCCGCGCAGGATCTCGTTTCCGGATTAGTCAACGAAGGTTTTTTCAAACTCGGCGAAGCATGGAGCGGCGAAGGTTTTTTCGACATACAGACCGGGCGCATCGTTCCTGCGGGAACGCCCGGAGCGACAGACGGCGTGTTCCCGCGCCTGCGGTTTATGACGGTGGACGTGCAGGCGGATTATTTTTACTGGATCGTGCGAATGTGGAGCGCAGACGGCAGTTCCCGCCTGCTCGCCTGCGGGATGGTTCAAAGTTTCGACGAAATCAAAGAAACGGCATCGAAATGGAACGTGTTCCCGGTGTTCACGTTTATCGACTGCGGCTACAAAACGCCGCAGGTGCTTTCCTTTTGCGCCGGAAATAATTTTACCGCGTTGCGCGGAGACCAACGCACCGAATGGAATTTCACCGGACGTTACAAGCGATACTACTCGCCGCGAGAAACCGTCGACTGCGGGAACGGGCGTATCGCTCGCCGGCATTATTTTTCAACGCTTCGCATTAAAGATATTCTGTTTGAGCTGCGCGCCGGGCACACACACGCCAAGTGGGAAATCCCGGGCAACGCTCCCGCGCATTATCTGAAAATGCTTTCCAGCGAACGCCGCAACAACGAGAAGCAAGTTTGGGAGCAAATCGGCAAAACACCCAATCACTTTTTCGACTGCGAAGTGATGAACGTTTGCGCCGCACTCATGCTCGGACTCGTCGGCGCGCAGGAAGGCGAAAGCGGGTAGTTAAAAAAAGTGTTTTTTTATAAAAAACGCTTGCGGATTATTCCGATTTTTGCATAATAAGAAACCACGATGAGGGTCGCTTCCCCATCGTGGTTCTTTCCGAGTCCGAATAAAGATTTATGCTAAAAATCCAAAAGGTCGCCAGAATCTTGGTTTGGTGGCTGGGTTTAATCGCAAGCCTAATTACGATTGCCCAGTTCATCGCCTCGAAGCTCTGAGACCGCCCGCCGCAAGGCGGGTTCGGACGAGGAAAGAATCTGCCCTTTTTAGGAGAAATGTCAATGCACAAAGAAAAAACAGTTCGCGGGCGACCGTTCGGGAACAAAAACGCAGCGAAACCGCAAGAGCAACACCGCATACTTTTCGCGGCATCCGTAGCTCCGGAAACGCTTGCGAAAATCAAAGCCTATGCGCAAGCCCACGGCGTAAGTATCGGCAAAGCCATTGACGCGTTAATTTTACGCTAAGCCCGTTCCCGCTCCCCTTCGTGGATGCGGGCAAGGAGTTTGTGGAATTTTTTTTGAGCGTCCTCGAACTCATCGACGGAGTTTGTATCTTCCACAAAAATTTTGAAAACCTGTTGGCGTATTCTTGAGTAAAACGCCTGCCATTCGGCTTTAACGGTTTCAGCCGGAATTACCGTTTTTTCCAGGATTTCGAGTTCGAGTTGCTCTTTTTGGAGGCGAACGCGTTCCCGTTCCAATCGCACTTTTGAGAGTTCACCCTTGGTTTCTTCGGGGATATCGTCCTCTTTTATTTCTTCGTAAAAAGCTCTCCACGCTTCGAGCGGATAGGAACCGTTTGCGGTTTTCCCGGGATTACCGGGCAGTTTCAACAATCGGGCGACGGTTCGGCGTGAAATTCCGCCAAGTTCCTGAGCGAGCTCTTCCTGAGAGCGTGCGAATTTCCGCACGCTCGCGTTCCCGTAATCGAGCGTAAGAGGCGGCACATCCGTTGCCGCCGGTATGGAATGATAAAAAGACATCTCTCTAAAAAGAGCGAAAAAGCAATCTTTTATTTTTTTTGAAAATTTGTTTTCCCTGATAAATAAAGGCTTCCGCGCCCGAAACGCACGATAACCGCGCAATCATACATTGCTTTTTCGCACAGAGTTAAAGCGATGAGTGCAGAAATTCCCATAGATTGTTATGTCGGACAAAGCCGCGAGTGGCTCAAAAATTTAGAAACGAAACTACTCGCTCAAATAGCCGGCGGCGGGCGTGTTATCACGTCGGAAAACGACGGCGGCTTATCCGTCTCTTACAAGGTGGCGGGAACGCCGCAGCAGAATTTACGAGCCGTGCGCTATGCCTTGAACGGTCGCACGGCGGAAGATTTTTCCGCAAACTCATCCTCGTCATCAACCGGCGCGGGATGCGGATTCCGCGTCCCCGCCGGATTCGCCGCAGAAAGAGCTTAACGAGGCTTAGAGACGAGAGCTGACAGGAAACAAAAGCGATGATTTTCTCTAATCTCAAACAATTTTTCGGCGGACGTTCCCGCTACGAAAGCGCGGTCAACAGCTCCGCACGCGAAGCCGTTACGGGAACGCCCGGCGATGCCGAACAGGAACTTTCCGACAGCGCGCGTCTCGCCATTCTTCACAAAGCGCGACAAGCCGCCGTCAACGAAGGACTCATCCGCGAAATCGTCGAAACCTTCGACATTTACAGCGTAGGCGACGGCATCACGCCGCAAAGCGCGAGCGCGGACTCCGCGTCAAACGAAGCCTACGACGAATATTTTTCCCGCTGGGCGCGCCGTCCGGTGGACGCCACCGGGCGATTCAACCTCACCAAATGCCTCTCAATCGCACTCCGCGCACTCCTCATCGACGGAGAAATTTTCATCATTAAAACGCTTAACGAAGCGACGCTCCGTCCGGAGCTTTTTTTCATCGAAGCTCACCGTTGCGCGGATACTTCCAAGGAAGCGGATCTCGGCTGGCATCAGGGCATACTTTTCAAAAACGGGAAACCGGCAAAATATCGATTCAAGCTCAACAACGACAACACCCGAGACTACGACGCGCAACACGTCATTCACGTGTTCGACGCGAAGCGCGCGACGGACGTTCACGGTGTTTCTCCGTTTCAGCACGCCCTGCGCGACGTGCAGGACGCCAAAGAGCTTCTCGCGCTCGTTAAACAAAAAGGCAAATTGCAGGAATCGATTGCAATTTCGCTACAGAGCGATCGCGCCGTCTCGCAAGGAAACACGGCGGGGCTTCTCGACATCGGCACCGGAAGCAAGCCTGCGGACCGCACGGATCCCGCGCTGCTTCACCGTATCACGGGTGCCAAAGCGTTTGTTTTACAGCAAGGAGAAGCGGCGGAATCTTTTGCCGGGAACAGCCCGTCTCCGGAATTTTTTGAAGCCTACAAAAATTTACACAAAGCAGGCATAGCCGGCTTGTTGCCTTACGAGTTTGTCATCGACCCGTCGGCAGTCGGCGGCGCAGGCGTGCGCCTCGTCGTCGGCAAAGCCGCACGGTGTTTTGACCGCATGCAAAGCGTGCTCATCGACACATTTCTCGTTCCCGTGCGCAATTTCGTCATCGGGCAAGCCATCACCGCCGGCAAACTCCCCCCGGCGGAAGACTGGACGGAATGTGAGTGGGCAACCCCCAAAAGCGTAACGGTCGACGCCGGCAGAGACCACGCGGCAGACCTTGCCGACGTTCAAAACGGGCTCATTACGGCAACGGATTTCTGCGCCGTTCGCGGACGTTCGCTTGCCCGCGACATGGCAATTTGGAAACGCGAACAGGCGATGTTCCGGGAAGCGGGGCACCCGCTCGCCGTCAACTCGGAACCGGGAACGAGAAATTAACAACCGATTTTATGGAAAAGCGCAAATTGACGACGACGCTCTCCACGCTTCACGGCGATCTTTCGGAGATGAAAACCGACCTCCGGGAAATGCGAGCCGAAGGCAAGCAACGCGGCGAAGACATCGCCGAAATCAAAAAAACCGTTGCCGTGCACGAAGAGCAAATTTCCACGAACAAGCGCGACATCCGCGACCTGAAACTCCTCATTTGGAAAATCCTCGGGCTCATCGGCGGCGGCTCCGTCATCGCCGAAAAACTCTTTAACTAATGAATAGTGAATAAGGAATAACGAATAACGCACACCTTAAGTTTTTGCCGGAGGCAAAAACCATAGCACGGAACTATTCACTATTCATTATTCCCTATTCACTGAAAAACGAAGTTTTTTAACTATGAAAACAAAAACGCTCATCATCGGAATCACAGCCGGGCTTCTTTCCGCCGGCATTCTCGCGGCGGGAACGCAAGCCGCACAAACCGTCGTTGAAAACGAAAGCGCGTTCACGGACACGCTTCAGGCAATCGTGAACTTTTTACCGTTCCCGTGGAACGTCGTCGGCGGCGCCGTCATCGCCGCAGGAACCGCGCTCTTTGCGTGGAAGAAATCCAAGAAGAAAGAAGAAAAATAATTTTTTAACCACAAATTTCCGCAAATTAACGCAAATTTTCTTTTTTTTTAGGAAAACCGCTTCTCCCAAGAAAAAATTTACGGACAACAAAAAAAAATGGAAAACGAACTCGAAGAACTCAAAGAGGAACTCGCGGCGAAAACCGCGCTCATCGAAGAAATGAAAACGGCGGCAGACGCTCAGCACGCCGAAGCGGAAAAGCTCGCCGCGCTCGCCGAAGAAGCCGCGCAAACCGGCAAAGCCGCCGCCGAAGCCCTCGAAGCGAAAACCACCGAACTCGAACAGCTCAAAGCAGACTTCGCCGCTCAGCTCGCCGGCAAAGACGCTGACATCGCCGAGCGGGAACGCCAATACGCCGCAATGCGCGCGGAGTTTGACACATGGCGCGCCGAGCAGGAAGCACGCAACGCCAACCTGCGTGCGGAACTCGAAGCGGCAAACGCAGAAGAAACGGCGAGGCTCAAAGCCCGCATCGCCGAGCTCGAAGCCGCCGCCAAAACCGCCGAGCAAATCGCCGCCGAAAAATACGGCGCAGCACTTCCCGCCGGGAACGGTTCCGGTGCCGCCATCGACATCGACACACTTCGCGCGCAATACGAGAGCGTGAAAGCAAACCCCGTCGCTCGCGTGAAGTTTATTCGCTCGCTCCCGGAAGCTCACTACAACGCACTTTTTAAGTAACTAAAAAAAATCGCAGATTTTTAACCCGTAAAAACCCACCCAACCAACATGATTAACAACCTCGAAAACATCCTCGCAAGCGTTGCGAAGAATGCCTACATCAAGCCCGAAACGGTTACGCCGCTTTCGGTGTTCACCGCGGACTTGTCCGCAGACGCCACGATTTTGGACGACACCGTCCACGTCGTCAAAATCGCGGCGGGAACGGCAAAGGAAAAACAGGAAGGCGTCGCCTACACTCCGGACGCGACCGCTTCCACGGTTCCCGTTCAGCTGACGAAACGCTTTTATTCGGCGGCAAACGTCACGGACATCACCTTCTCGCGCATGAGCGACCAAATGCGCGCCGACCTCTTTGCCGGCAGCGCGGTCAAACTCGGCAAGCAGATGGTCGCCACCGTCAACGCCCTCGTTGAAAAGCAAACGAAAACGGCGGAATTTACTCCGTCCTTCGCCGGCGTCGCGGCGGCAAAAGCCGAAGCTACGAAGGCAGGCGTTGAAGGCGAGCTGATTATGTGCCTCGCTCCGGAAACCTACGACGCGCTCGTCGCCGACCCGGACGTCGCCAAAATCGCCGCCATCGGCGGAAACAACGACGTTTTCGCCAAGGGCGAAATCGCGCAACTTCACGGCGTGAAGGTCGTTCGCCTGCCGGCAGCCCCCGCGGGAACAGTCGGCTACCTCACGCAAAAGAGCGCGATCGCCGTCGCCTCGCGCACGACGCCGCTTCCGAACTCGGACGCAGGAACGATTATTTCCGACGACAAAACGGGGCTTTCCTTCTCTCACAAGTTCATCGAAGACGCGGACACCGCCGCGGTCAAAGTCGTTACCGAAATCCTTTTCGGCGCGGAAATCGTCGACGATTCCGTCATCGTGAAACTCACGGCGAAAACGGCGTAGAAAATAGTGAATAGTGAACAGTGAATAATGAATAACGCAGTGTTCAAAGATTTTGCCGGAGGCAAAATCCATAGCACTGAATTATTCACTATTCATTATTCGTTATTCATTAAAAAACGAAGTTTTTATGAACGAATCACAATTCCGGGAACTCTGCGGAGAAGGTTGCGAGACGTTGGAAATCGGCGGAGCTCGCGTTCCCGCGCTCGTTTCTACGTGCTCTGACGAAAAAACCGTTCTCGTCGGCGGAACGCTTAGCCGGGCAAGCTACGTCGCACGCGTTTGCGCGGCAGACATCGCCCCGAATCTTCCCGCAGAGCTTCCCGGAAAAGTGGTTTCTTATAACGGGAACGCATTCCGCATCGTTCAATGCCGGAAACACCCGCGAAGCGACATCGTTCATCTCACGATCAGCGAAAAGTAACACGGATAACGGATAAGTAATAACTGATAACTGATAACGGATAAGTAAATACCTATCAGTTATCCACTATCACCTATCAGTTATCCACTATCACCTATCAGTTATCCACTATCACCTATCAGTTATCCACTATCACCTATCAGTTATCAACTATCACCTATCAGTTATCAACTATCACTTATTACCTATAAAAAAAATGGCGATTTCCATAGACAGTTCCGGATTGGATCGGGCAATTGCTCGGGTTTTCGTTACAACGCAAGAAAGCGCGAACGACATCGTCGACTACGCGGCAAACCGCTTCGTCACGGAAGTCGCGGGATTGACGATTCGCGGAGCCGGACGCCGGCAAGGCGCAGGGCTCGCTGCATCTGCCGCAGCGGCGAAACGGGAACACACGGAATATCTGCGGGAACACATTCTCAAAAAACGCCTAAGACGTTGGGGCTCCTTTTCCCGCCCCGGGCGTCTCACCTCGGCGCAATGGCAAAGCCTACATCTTTCCCAAAAAGAATCGAAAAAATATTTCGCCGTAGCGAAACGCCGGCAAGGAGAACTCGCCGCCGGCTGGAACTCCGCCGCACAAGCCACCAAGGCAAAAGTTCCTTCTTTTGTCAAAAAACACGGGCTCGTTCACGGCACCTACGCCAAGCGCGTCTTTCCCGATTCCGTTATTTCCGAAATCCGTTGGGGACACCACAAAGGCGACCACGGGAACATGAAAGTTTTTTCACAAATGACACTCAAAAACGTCATCTACAAACTCGAAAACACCAAAACCAAACTCGTCGCGGCAAACATCCGCAAACACGCCGCAAAGAACCGTCATTAACGCAAAACATCACCTTTTCACTAACAACATCATGGCAACCAACACACAAACCACACACGGCAAGAAAATCAAGTGGGGGATTCAAGAGCTCTCCAACGCTCTGATCACCGGCGCAGATACTTCTCTTGCCCGCGAAACCAAACAATACAAAAACCACATCGGCGAAACCGTATCGCTCCACGAATACGACCACCGAATGGAAGCGACCGTCAACTTCACGTTCCTCGCGGAGACAGACGTCGCAACCGTCGAAGCCGCTATTAAAGATTGGGCGATCTCCGTCGCCACGGGCGACATCTACGGGCTCGCAGAAGGCGGCTCCGCCGTCGTTTCCGACCTGAAGATCACGGAAGTAAACGAAGAAGCCTCTACGGGAACCGTTACGGTTACCTACTGGCCGCAAGCCGCTAATTAAAGATTAGAGATTAGAGCTTAAAGCTTAAAGAAGATTAAAGAAGAACAATCCTTTAAGCTTTAAGCATTAAACTCTCAACTTTCCTTGAATACGATGCGACAAAACATTCTCAACGACGCTTTCACCTCGCCGGAGCCGGAAATCCTGCCCGGAATCCGCATCCGCAAAATCTCGCTCCAATCGCTTTCCATGCTCACGCGCATCGGCTCCCCGATTGCCGATCTCAAAAAAGCGGCAAACGCAAGCACGGAGGATTTTTCCGTTCCCGATATCGCCGAGTTCATCTTCATTCACGCGGCAGATCCGGAAACCGTTCGCCGTTGCGTCTACACGGCACGATTCGAGCTCGCACCCAAAGCGGACGAATTTTGCGCGGCAATCCCGCCGGACAAAATCCCGGAAATCCTCGCCGCTATCACAGGTGACGCACAGGCTATCCGCGCAGCGCAAACAAGCGCAATCCCGGACACCTCTATCCCGCCATCAAAAAACGAGCCGAGCCCGGCGGCATAGCAAGTCTGCTCTTTGCCGTAGGGCGCGAAATACAAATCCCGCCGGAACGCCTGCTGACAATTCCGCTTTCCCAACTCTACCAGTTCCTTCACTGCTCAATGGTTTACGCCGGATGCAATACCGCATGGACACACAAGACCGCCGACGAACTCGCGCGGGAACGCGAAATCATCGAACACCTGAAGAGATTAAAAAGTAGTGAATAGCGAATAGTGAACAATGAATAACGCACACTTCAAAGTTTTTGCTAAAAGCAAAAACCTTAGCTCTGAACTATTCATTATTCACTATTCACTAAAAAAACCATCCATAAAAAAATGACTACTATCGGAATACACAAAATTTTACTGAGCGCACTCGGACGCAACCCGCTTTCGGCGTTCCCGGACGTAAAAACTTTCCTCGCACACGAAACCGCACCGTTGACGTATCCGGCAATCATCGCTTCCGCCGCACTCGACGCGGCAGATCCGCGCGGGAACGCCACAGCAACACTCTCCGCCAAATTTACCCTCGCCGTCAATCCGGATGATCATTCATCCGATACAGTCTCTGCAATGCTTTGCGATTTGGACGCCCTGCTCGCGTCACGAATGACGGCGGAAAACCTTAACGCTCACGCCGAAGAACTCGGCGAAAAAGAGCATTTCTACCTCGTTCGCTGGGACGCAAGCAGCGAACCCGACGCCGACGAAAAACACCTCTCGTTCACCTTCACCTACACCGGAACCGTGCAGTTTTGAGGAAAAATTAAAGGTTAAAGATTAAAAGCTTAGAGGTAACACCGCGCGAAGCGCATTGATTTACTGAAACACGGAACACACGGACCCCGTTAACGAAAATGAACGAGAAAGAACAGAAACCGCTTTTTATCCCGCTTTGCCGGGAATGGTTTGAGAAATTCGAACGCGGCGAAAAAACGACGGAGTTTCGTGCATACGGACCGCGCTGGAACGAGCGCACCTGCGCTCCCGGGCGAAGCGTTACGCTCTCACTCGGCTACGGGAAAAGGCGCAGGATCTGCGGAACGATTAAAGACGTTCGCAAGCTCCGGCAATTTCAACTCCCGAGAACGGAATGGGTATTCTTTTACGAGAAACTGAAATCGCGCATTACTCAAACCGCCTTCCTCGCAATCACCATCGAGACAAAAAATCCCGCGAAGTAATTCGCGGGAACGGCATCAGAAACGACTTTTTATCTCTTTCAAAAGGAACCGCACCAGTATGACGCACCCGCAGAAAAGTATGAAGCTCCCGCAGAAAAGGCTGAAGTAGAAAACAAAGGTATTCATAAACATTCCAAGGATAGAGATAAGCACGAGCAAGATATACCCCAATGTTTTTAGAAGCATACGATTGCTTTCTTCGGTCGTATAACCGCTCCCTCTTGAACCACCCCTTGTCATAGTCTAAAAAAAATAATCTAAACTCCCGTTTTAAAAAGTCAACACATATGGGCGCAACAGACATCAACATTTCTTTTGGCGCAAACACGGCAGGGATCCAACAAGCTTTGTCCGACATTCGCCAATCCGTTAATCAATACTCGAAAAACATCACAAGTAATTTCCAAACCGTTAATCAGACACTTAACGAAACGCGGAATAAATTCGCAACAATCAACAACGCAATTGACCAAGCAAAAAACAAGTGGACTGATTGGGCTGACAAAACAGCAACTATTCGCAACTCATTTCGTATCGCCCAAGTAACAGCACAGCAACTTTCTGCGCCGCTACGGGAGTTTTCGCGGTTTGAAGATGCGGCGACGCGGCTTGCGCCGTTAGTCGGCGGGTTGGAAGCGGCGAAGATTCTTTGCGCGCAGCTTCGCGACGAAGCGGCGAACGGCACGATGAGCTTCGAACAGCTCGCAAGCGTTGCCGGGCGGCTCTCCACCGTTTTCAAAAATCCCGCCGACGTCCAAAAATGGACAACTATTTTCCACAACATCAGCGCGGGAACGGGATTGGGGAACCACGGAATCCGCGGAATACACAGAAAATTCTTCGAGATTAATCCTTCGCCTCGCTCACACGGAAACGAGATTCTCTTTCAAACTCGCGAAGTTCCCGATTGCGGCGGAAATCTTCTAAAATTTGACGCGTCTTATACGTCTCACGTTCCCGCTCGTTTTTCCGGGATTCAATAATGCGCTTTCTGAAAAACCAAATCAGCACGGAAACAAGAAGCGGTATGACTATCCAAGGACACATCACCACCCCGAACAAGAGCAAAAGCGGAAGAAAAAACACAAGAAACACGCGCCTCAAAAAATCAAGGAGCATGCGATTGCTTTCCTCGGTCGTATATCCACTAGGCCCAAACACGAGAAAAGACATAACACTTGTTTAAAGACGCAGTCAACAATTTATGGGCACAACAGACATCAACATTTCTTTTGGCGCAAACACGGCAGGGATTCAACAAGCTTTGTCCGACATTCGCCAATCCGTTAATCAATACTCGAAAAACATCACAAGTAATTTCCAAACCGTTAACCAGACACTTAACGAAACGCGGAATAAATTCGCAACAATCAACAACGCAATTGACCAAGCAAGAAACAAGTGGACTGATTGGGCTGAAAAAACTCAAGTTATCCGCAATTCATTTCGGATAGCGACGGTTGCGGTAACGACACTTCACAATGCAGTTGCCGTGCCTTTGCGGGAGTTTTCGCGGTTTGAAGATGCAGCGACGCGGCTTGCACCGCTTGTCGGCGGGCTGGATGCAGCGAAGATTCTTTGCGCGCAGCTTCGCGACGAGGCGGCGAACGGCACGATGAGTTTTGAGCAACTTACGAGCGTTGCCGGACGGCTCGCCTCCGTTTTCAAAAGTTCTTCGGACATAAAAAAGTGGACCACGGCGTTTCATAACCTTTCCGCGGGAACGGGGCTCGACATTAATGAGCTCATCGGCAATTTCGTAAAATCCAAAGCATCCGGGCGGTTTGAAGCGGGCTTTTTGGATATGTTCGCGCAAAAAGGCGTGAACATCTTCCAGGAACTGGCAGAGCAGACGGGCATTACAGAAACGGAGCTTCGCAAAATGGCGGCGGCGGGAACGCTCTCATTTGCGGAAGTCGAAAAGGCGATTCTCGCGGTTTCGACGGGAACGGGACAATTCGCCGGGCAAGCGGCAAAGATGAGTGACACGTTTAACGGGAGCGTCGGCACGATGATTGAAAACTGGAAGACGTTTCTTGCCGAAGTCGGAAAGCCGATAGCCGCCGCCGTAAAATTCGTCGTGGAGCCGCTGGGAAAAATCCCGCTCATACTTCGCGACATCATACACTTAGGGCTTGATGATGAGACGATTTACTATCAGGGCTTGATAGACGCGTCCCAGACGCTACAACGCGCCTTTGATTCCATGGAGACGGCGAAAAACGCCGCGCAACTCAAAGATGCGGCGGAACAGGCTCGTCGTGCCGCTCACGACCTTTCCGAGTCAACGTCTCTCAATACACAAATTATTAGGGAAAACATTTATGCGTTGGAAAGGAAGAAAGCCGCAGAACTCGAACTCGCAGAGGCGACCCGCAAACGAGCCGAAGCGGAGGCTCTCGCCGTCGAAAACCACCAAAAAGGAATAGCCGCACTTGCCAAACTCGAACAAAAGCGATTGATAGCGGAAAAGGAATCGGAGCTTGCCGATGCCGATATTCGAGATCGACCATCCTTATTCTTGAAACAACACAGATACAATACGGAGAAAGAGCTTAACGACGACGTAGAATTTCACAAACGCATCGCCGACGCATCCCGAACAGAAACAACGTGGATTAACGAACACTTCGTCAAACGCTACGAAAACATTTTGGATCTTCAGGAGCGTTATAACGAACTTTCCGCCGCTGCAAGAAAAGAAGAGCAAGAAAAGGCGGAAGCCCTCGAAAAAGCGAACTACGAATACGAATTACGCAAAACCATACTTGAATACGAGCTCCAAGGACAAACAGAGCTCGCTCGCAAGTTAGAAAAACGAAACGAACTGGAGAACCGTCGCGACGCTCGAACCGAGCAATACAAAAAAGACGGCATGACAGACGAAGTCGCCGTCGCCCGTTCGCAAGCAATCTTCGAAAACGAGCTGGCATTGGAAGAACGGAAAAATTTGGAAAAACGACTGACGAATACGCACACCGACACGGGCGCGCTTGGAGCGGGAACGGTTTCGAGCGAGCAGGCGAGCGTCGGCGGCGGGCGCAGTCTGAGCATCGGCATGAGCGGCGCGATTGATGTGGCGCGCAACCAGCTCAGCGTAGCGCAGAAGATGCGCGATTTGCTCGCACAAGTCGTAGAGAACACAGCGGCAACACCTAACCCGGCAAGGATTCTTTAGGTAATGAATAGTGACAGTGAATAATGAATAACGCAGTGTTCAAAGTTTTTGCCTTCGGCAATACCGAGCGAAGCGACAAGGAACAAACCTTAGCACTGAACTATTCACTATTCATTATTCGTTATTCATTAAAAAAGTATCACCTCTAAGC